TACTCACAGAATGGGTTCGAGGAAAGTCCCTTGACGAAGCAGGAAAAATCAGTAATCGACAAATTGCTGAAGAACTATCACTCCCGCCTGTAAAGATACATTGCAGTGTGTTAGCAGAGGATGCCATCAAGGCAGCTATCAAAGACTACCAAACTAAGAACTGAAAATGACTGACATTTATGTAATTAAGCGAAGTGGATCGCGTGAGGTACTTGACCTCGAAAAATTCCACAAAGTAGTAATGTGGGCATGTGATGATATCAAAGGGGTATCACCATCAGAGATTGAACTAAAGTCTCACGTCCAGTTCTATAACAACATTGAATCATCTAATATTCAAGAAACGTTGATTAAGGCAGCCGCTGATTTAATTAGCGAGGAGACTCCTAACTATCAGTACGTAGCAGGCCGTTTAATTAACTACCACTTACGTAAGCAGGTATACAATCAGTATCAACCTGAGCATTTGTACAACCATGTAAAGCGTATTGTTGATCTAGGGTTCTATACTAATGAACTGCTTGAATGGTATACCCATGAAGAATTTGATCAGATGCAGTCGTTTATCGATCATAGTCGTGACGAGTATCTCACGTATGCAGCAATGGAGCAATTCCGCGGCAAGTATCTTGTACAGAACCGAGCAACTAAACAAATCTACGAAACACCACAAACAGCCTACATGCTTATTGCTGCTACGTTATTTCACAGCTACGGTGAGGACCGAATGCAGTGGGTTAAAGACGCGTATAACGCCTTTTCGAATTTTGACGTTTCTCTCCCAACCCCAGTAATGTCTGGTGTGAGAACGCCTGTTAAACAGTTCTCAAGCTGTGTTTTAATCGAGACCGACGATAGCCTGGAGTCCATCAATGCAACTTCATCTTCAATTGTTAAGTACGTTTCAAAGAAAGCTGGTATCGGCATTGGCGCTGGTTCTATCCGTGCCCTTGGTCAGCCTATACGTGGCGGCGATGCTACTCATACTGGTGTTATTCCTTTCTTTAAGTTGTTTCAAGCAAGTGTTAAAAGTTGCAGCCAAGGTGGTGTCCGTGGTGGGGCAGCAACCTTATACTATCCGATCTGGCATCTCGAAGTAGAGGATCTTCTTGTATTAAAGAACAACAAAGGCACGGAAGATAACCGAGTACGTCATCTCGATTACGGTGTACAGTTTAACAAGCTGATGTATGAGCGTTTGATGCAGGGCGGTGATATTACTTTATTCTCTCCAAACGAAGTACCAGAGATGTACGATGCGTTCTTTACAGACAACGATAAGTTCAAAGAGTTGTATGAGAAGGCAGAGCGATCAACAAAGCTAACAAAGAAGACAATGCCAGCTATTGATTTGTTCTCTGCGTTCCTACAAGAAAGAAAGGACACTGGTCGCATCTACCTGATGAATGTCGATCATGCAAACTCGCACGGTGCCTTTGATCCCGAGGTCGCTCCAATTAGACAGTCTAACCTTTGCTGTGAGATTAACCTGCCAACCAAACCACTTCGTAGTGACGATGATACAGACGGCGAGATTAGTCTTTGTACATTGGCCGCTATCAACTGGGGCAATATTAAGAATCCGGCCGACTTCGAAAAGCCAGCTACTATTGCAGTTCGTGCGTTGGATGCGCTGCTTGATTATCAGGACTATCCAGTTAAGGCTGCAGAGCGTTCTACCATGGAACGTAGACCACTTGGTGTTGGTATCATCAACTTTGCGTATTGGTTAGCAAAGCATGACACTAACTACTCAGATCCGAACTTAGAGCTTATTGATGAGTGGGCAGAAGCGTGGTCGTACTATTTAATTAAAGCATCGTCCGATCTTGCAATAGAAAAAGGTGGTTGTAAGAAAGGATGGCAGACAAAGTATTGCAAAGGAATACTACCAATCAACACCTATAAAAAGGAAGTGGATGAGCTAGTAAAAAGAAAACACAGTATGAACTGGCAAGTTTTAAAATTAAAGCTGTATGAATTTGGTATACGCAACAGCACGCTCATGGCTCTGATGCCTTCCGAAACTTCAAGCCAGATAAGTAACGCTACCAACGGAATTGAGCCACCTCGAAGCTTCGTATCAATCAAGCAATCGAAGGATGGTATTCTCAAGCAGGTGGTTCCTGAGTATCGACGACTGAAGAATAAGTATGAGCTTCTGTGGGATCAAAAGAGTCCAGAAGGATACTTGAAGATCATGGCTGTACTACAAAAGTACATTGACCAAGGCATATCTGTTAACACATCGTATAACCCTCAGCACTATGAAGAGGAAAAGATTCCGTTGAGTGAAATGCTGCAGCACCTTGTAATGTTTTACAAGTATGGTGGTAAACAACTTTACTACTTTAACACTTACGATGGTGCAACCGATGAAATGGAACCACCAGCACACTCATACGAAGGGCAGCCAGTAATAGAAGATGATGACGACTGCGAGAGCTGCAAGATTTAGGAGCAACAATGCGATCTGTATTCGATACGAAAAAGGTTGACAACGTCACCCAACCAATGTTCTTTGGTGCACCTGTTAACATTGCTCGATATGAAAATCTTAGATACAAAACATTTGATACGCTTACTGAAAAACAACTCGGCTTCTTTTGGAGACCAGAAGAAGTGGACATTGGTAGAGACAGTAAAGACTTCCGTAGCTTGTCTGATCATGAGCAACATATCTTTACGTCTAACCTAAAGAGACAGATCCTCCTTGATAGTGTACAGGGCAGAGCACCTTCCGAAGCGTTCATGCCCATTTGCTCGCTACCTGAGTTAGAGAATTGGTTGGTCACTTGGACTTTTAGTGAGACTATTCATTCTCGCTCCTATACTCACATCATCCGAAACATTTACAGTAACCCAAGTGAAGTGTTTGACAATCTTCTTGACATACAAGAGATTGTAGACTGTGCAAAAGACATTAGCAAGTACTACGACCAGGTTATCAAACAACCAAACAAACAAAACCTTTGGATGGCACTCAATGCAGTCAATGCATTAGAAGGTATTAGGTTCTATGTTTCGTTTGCTTGCAGCTGGGCATTTGCTGAGCTAAAGAAAATGGAAGGCAATGCAAAGATCATTAAGTTTATCGCTAGAGATGAGAATGTACACCTAGCATCAACACAACAGATGCTGAAGCTCCTTGCGAGAGATGACAAAGAGTTTGCAGCGATAAGAGAACAAAGCGAACAACAAGTAATTGATCTATTTGATAGTGTTGTACAACAAGAAAAGAAATGGGCAGAGTATTTGTTTAAAGACGGATCAATGATTGGACTGAATGCACAACTACTTGGGGATTACGTAGAGTGGATAGCTAGCAAAAGAATGCATGCTATTGGCTACAAGTCACCATACAGAGTGGAACAAGCAAATCCATTACCTTGGACGCAGAAGTGGATTAGTGGTGGAGAAGTACAGGTAGCACCACAAGAGACAGAGATCACGTCGTATGTTGTTGGCGGAGTTAAGAAAGATGTCAACGAAAATACATTTGCGGGAATGTCTCTATGAGTACAACAACTACTAGCTCTGAATGTGGTAACTGTGGAGCAGAGTATGTTGTGAGTTTTGATGATGATCAGTTTGGTATAGGTACAGAGGACCCAACGTTTTGTCCTTTTTGTGGCACTGAGCTTGATCAGTTTTATGTTGAAGATGATATAGAAGAATTAGACTTCGAGGAAGATTAAATGTCAAGCTGGACCTTTGAGGGCCAGCCATTTACATCTGATATGATAGGTGACAATGTCGGGTTTGTATACCAGATAACTAATTTACAGAATGGAAAAAAATATATTGGAAAAAAGTGGTTCTGGTCTACTAGAAAGTTACCACCGCTTAAAGGTAAGACTCGTAAGCGAACGGTAAAGAAAGAATCCGATTGGATGAAATACTTTGGCTCTAGTGAAGAGGTAAAGTTGTTAGTTGAACAGCACGGTGAAGATAACTTTCAAAGAGACATTCTTCGCTTGTGTAAAACAAAAGGTGAATGTACGTATTATGAAGCCAAATTACAGTTTGACTTTGACGTACTTTTGAGGGATGATTACTACAACGAGTTCATCGGTTGTAAGATCCACAGTAAACATTTATGAATAAGATTGTGTTCTTTAGTGACTGGAAAAGGATGTACAAGCATCCAACTCCACAATGTGAACCTTTTGTAGAAGTTCCTTTTAGTGATATCAATTCCCACAAGGATGCTGATGCATATGTTCAGATTAACATTCAGCACCCATATCATGTAAAAGAACCTTTTCGTGAACCTTTCTACAACTTCATTAAAGACAGTGGTAAACCATCTATAGTATTTGAGTCTGCTGTATTCAGACAGAACGTCAATGACAACTTCTTTAAAAAGTATTTTAGATTCTCTTGGAATAGCTTTTTGTGGAACGAAGGTAACTTTGGACCGATGGGTAACGGACCAGACAGATGGGAACGTATCCAGAAAGAGCATGATATTGAAATAAAGCCCTGGCGTGACAAGAAAGGCGAGTATATCTTAGTTGTACTCCAGCACGTTATTGATACTAGCCTTGTTCGAATGATCCAACAGTACGGATCTTACTATAAGTGGTTACACAATTGTATCAGTCGTATCAGAGAAGCTACAAATCTTCCGATTGTAATCCGTCCTCATCCAAAGCATGGGATGTATTCTAACTTCTTTGAAGCTCACATGGTGCCAGAGGTTTTAGAGTTGTTTCCCGATGTCCATTGGTCCAGCAACCAAGGTTCGGAAGGTCTTAACGGTGGCAAGTATCTTCAAAAGGATTTAGACGATGCACATGCTGTCGTTGGTTGGACGTCTAATGCATTGACAGAAGCAGCGTGTTACGGTGTACCTGTGTATCCAATGTCACCTGGCTCAATGGCAACTCCAATAGCATCTCACCATCTTTCAGAGGTCGATAAAGTACATAAGATGCCTGATAGGCAACAGTGGTTGAATGACCTCGCATACTGTCAGTGGACGTATGATGAGATAAAGAATGGTACAGCATGGGATCATATTAAGAATGTTAGTTTCGCATAGTAATAAATTTATCTTTGTAAAGACCAAAAAGACTGCTGGCTCTACTGTTGAAAGTATAATAGTTGAAAACTTCTTTGACGTTAACCAAGATTGGTGCACCGGCTCCAAGATTGATGGCACTCCGCGTATTGGCATTGGCCCTAAGCTCCCCAACCAGCCAGATGGTCATAAGCCGTGGCACATGATAAGAGATATTGTCGGACACGATACGTGGAGTAGTTATTATACTTTCACTGTTGAACGTAATCCATGGGAGAAGGCAGTCAGTGAGTACTTTTGGAAGACGGAAAGAGAACCTGATTTCAAAGGAGTTCCTTTTGATTATTTTGTGGACAATATGCTTGGTTCGTGGTATGCTGCCCCTATGGACTGGGCACTGTATGCTGACGATAGTGGTCTGCAGGTAGACCAAGTAATTCAGTACAGTGAGCTAGCTGACTCATTGGTATCGTTGTTCAATGATAAGTTTGGATTACCTTTAACCAAAGAGATGGTTACTGGTACCAGAAAGAAGTCTGGTTATCGTAAAAAACACTATACGGAAATGTACACTGATCAACGCCTTATAGATAAAGTATCGGCAATGTTTAAGAAAGAAATTGAATTCTTTAACTACAAATTCGGAGAGTAGAATGTCAGAATATTCTAACGAAGAGCTCGAAGAACAAACCTTGCAGTTGTATCAAGAAATGTTTAATATGGTCATGGAGAAGTGTACAACACACAGTAGTATTGCAGTAGCTGGTACAATGATTGGCTTAGCAATGAGGTTATATCGTACAGCGCTAGACGATAATGATTACATGCAAATGATGGAATACATTACAACCAATCATGATTTAATTGAACCTTTTTCTCTTATGGAGTTTGAATCGCCAACAGTACATTGAGGTGAGATATGAGTGATGATGTGAGAATTTTTATTGGTTCCTCTTCTAACGGAGAGGATGCAGAAATTGAATGTGCGTATGAGTACAGCTTGAGACAGAACTGTACTCGTGAGCTAGATATTGTTTGGATGCGACAAACAAACGATACGGACAGCTGGTGGGGTGGATGGAACACTCCAATGTGGTCCACTCCTTTCTCTGGCTTTAGATGGGCTATCCCAGAGTACTGTGAGTTCAAAGGTAGAGCAATCTACACTGACTGTGATATGATCAACTATCGCGACATGGCTGATCTTATTGACATTGATATGCAAGGTAAGCCAGTAGCAGCTAGACGGGGCAATCGTTTTGGTGGCCATGAGTTTTGTGTAATGGTATTTGACTGTGCTGCGTTTGAACAATACGCTTTACCAGTAAGCCGAATGAAAACTATTGCAGAAACCCATCACAGATTCATTCGAAAGTTCTCTGGCAACTCTGATCTGGTACACGACCTTGATCCAAAGTGGAATGTACTAGATGGAGAGAACTATCGGTTAACCGATATCTACCAACTACACTTTACCAACATGGCTACGCAGCCATGGCGTCCCGGTTGGTATACCGGCCAACCTAAAGAGCATCCAAGAGAAGATGTGGTAAAGGAGTTTCAGACATACGCATCGTATGCTTCTAACTTTGGTTTTGATTACAAAGCACTAAAACAGGAACTTCAAGAAAACAACGTACAATATAATATTATCGGCCGATGAAAGTAACAATATATGGTAAGTCTGCAAACCATCCAAGGTTTGAACAGACATTGATGAAGTTTGCTACTGGTGTTATTGATAGTGGTGACGATGCATTCCTGTCGTATGATGAAGAATACTACGATTGTGATGTAGCCGTGATCTTTGGTTCGTGGAAAGATCGCGACATGACTCACCACAACGTCAAACGTAACATAGTTAGCAAAGCTAAGAAGTTTATCGTACTTGAGACACCTCTTATTGGTCGTGGCCCTGTAAAGGATGTCATGGATGATGACTGGTACCGAATTGGTATAGGTGGCTTCTTAGCGGATGATGGTATCTTTCACAATGGCCACAAACACGGTTCTACTAGATGGGATCTTATCCGTAATCACTTTGGCATCAAACTACCTACCTATCACGTGAATGGTAATCAGAATATTGTCGTTGCATTGCAGCTTCCTCAAGATGCTAGTCTAAGAGGAGCTAGTATTGAAAAGTGGTGTCGCAACACATGCATGGCCATTCGTACTCAGACGGACAAACCTATCATTGTAAGGTTACCTCAGCTTCAACGTAACTGGGACGTAGAGCCTTTGGAAGTAGTAAAGAATCTTCCTAATGTATCCTTTCAGATGGGTACTGCTGACAACCTTATTCCAACGTTGAGAGAAGCAAGGTGCACAGTAACATACTCGAGTGGGTTTGCGATTGATAGCTTGCTTAACGGATGTCCAACTATTGCAATGAACCCAGCTAGCTTTGCGTACGACATCGCACCTCATATCGTAGATAATATTGACAACCCAAAGTGCCCTTCGAGAGATCAGTGGTTATATGACTTATCGTATTGCCAGTGGCATGTAAGTGAAATAGAAAACGGACTGCCTTGGAGGCAGCTGAGAGAATTGTTATGACAGATCATTTAGGTGGGCACCTCAATCGAACCAATATTGATGAGGGTGCGTTACAGTGGCTAATCGATACCTTTAACCCAATTTCGTTTCTGGATATTGGATGTGGTCCTGGTGGTATGATTGAACTGGCTACCAGCAAGAACCTATTTGCTAGAGGTATTGATGGAGACCCTACAGTTGCATCGCCCGACATTGTTACACATGATTTTGAACTAGGCCCAATTGATATGCTACAAGATACATTGGGTGGCGTGCACGATGTTGGGTGGTCTGTAGAATTTGTAGAGCATGTTTACGAAAAGTACATGGACAATTACATGCCTGCCTTTCAGAAATGTAAGGTTGTAGTGATCACGTATGCACCACCAGGCACGCCTGGCCACCATCACGTCAATCTCCAAGAAGAAGATTATTGGATAGATAAGTTCAAAGAATATGGTTTTACACACAACGCAGAGATGTCTTTGAAGCTTCGCGAATCGTCAACCATGAACCTTAAAAAGAAGAGCCACGAAAAAAGGTTTGTACAAAAAAGAGGCATGGTTTTCCTCAATGATTCTTTCTGATCTAAACAGAGACCATGGATTGGTGTTACCACAATTAAGCGACTTGGGTTTAACTGAGTCACTATTCCCTGACGACATTAATTTGATGCCACTTGAGAACGCATTCTATTCTTATCGGTCTAATGAATTTAATGCAGCTTACGATAAATTTGTAAAACAAATTCTAATGCAAGTGTCTCTTACACCTAATCAACTAGAAATTGTTAAAGCTCAAGGCAACCGAATTAAGAAGACAGCAGCCATTTACTTTGACTCATGTAATAAGCAGGTAGAACGCAACGACCTGCCAGATAGCGAACTGTATCAAAAGTTTGATCAAGACGGTTGTGTGGGTTTTAAGATTAACGAAGATGAGATGTACAAGTTGAGGACTGCTTGCTCAACTGACGTACACAAACTTCAAGCTCAACCTGATCGCAAAGCCGTTCCTACTAAACACGATTCGTATGATCGAATAAAGGTGTTAGATGAGAACCACTTGGCGTTCAGTTTGGTAGACAAGTTGTTCAAGATGCACGGTGTGTTTGACACGGTGACCAAATATAATAGAAGCAAAACTAACTTGAAGTTAGATACAGTTGCTCTTCATGTTGCAAGACCCGATGACACACATCACTATCAAACACTAAGCGATGTACCTGGTAGTCCCAAGACAATATCCTTCCACATGGATCCAAAGTTTAATGTAATGAAAGCTATATTGTATTTGTGTGATGTTACTTACTACAACGGTCCTTTCACTACAATACCTAAATCTAACAGATGGTACCATCCTGAATTTGAAAGGATCATTGCTTGTGGTAACAGTGTAGGTAACTACCTCAGCAGTCCTGATCACCGAAAGGCCATGTCTATTTTCCCTGACGTTATGACAAAGAATGTAATCATGGGCAAGTACTTCGAAGACGGAAGTACTTGTTCAGATATACTGATGAAACAACAACATAAGTATTTAAGTAAAGAAGCAGATTGTATTCTGTTTGATCCAGCACAGACAATTCACAGAGGTGGGTTGTGTGATGAAGGTGAAAGAGTCAACTTACAAATTATTATGAGGTAATGATGTTATCACAGCAGGTGCTTGAAAGACGGAGATGGAAAGTTGAACTTATAGATAAACTACTCACTAGCTCTATCCTCAGACTACTTCCGGAATTCATTAAGCCAGACACGTTGACAATCGATGTTGGAGGCAACAGTGGTTATCAAACATATTTTCATGCCAAATACAACAACGTAGTTACATACGAGCCTGTACCTGAGTTGTTTGAAGTACTTCAAAGTAACCTACAAAAACTTGACAATGTTACCTTAATCAATAAAGCAGTCACCGACGAAAATAAAGACGTCGAGTTGTTTGTCGATATTAATCGATTGTCGATGACTAGTCAAATGCCTTTGGTTGAAAGCAAAGCTATCACGGTACCCGGAGTAGCGCTGGATAACGAGAACCACAGTAACGTTGGATTCATCAAAGTTGATGTGGAAGGGTACGAGTTGGATGTACTCAAAGGAGCTACTAAGCTAATAGAACGGTGTCGACCTACAATGATGGTTGAAGTTTACCAGCCATGGTGTGACAAGGTAGGATTTGACTGCAGTGAGATATTTGATTTCTTTGTTGACAGGGACTACCGTATACTGTATTATGACTGTGAGCAAGTTAAAATGGTTGAATGTGGTGAGGCTGGTTTCACGGACGTAGCTCAGGCTGTGGAGGCCGTTCATAAATTACATCATCTTCACGATGGTGACTTCCTATTCGTGGCAAACTAATGAGTCATTTTTCATTAACTAAAAAGTTTATCTTTATCCATGTTCCTAAGACTGGTGGAGTAGCAATGCTCGACTATTTAAGAAGGACAAAGGACTTACAGAAAGTACAAGACCTTAGAGACGAGCTTGGATTTAGACGTTCTGGTTGGGACGATAACCATTACTACTACAGCACAACAGTAAACACTTTGATGGAGATTTACGGCGACATTTATGACTTCAATGAGTGGACGACATTTGGTGTAGTTCGTAATCCGTTTCAGAGAATGGTGTCAATGTATCTTCATAGACTGCGTAAACCAAAGTACAACACTGACGCTGATCAAAAAGTATTAAACCAGGGATTCGAATTCTGGCTGTTGAACACTCAACATAGAGCAGACAAGCACATTACGACCAGACCACAAATGGAATGGTTCGACACCTGTGTTAATCCACAGATTATCTGTCAGAGCAAACTAAACACAAAGTGGTTAAAGGAAGTTAGTAATACTCAAACTATTGAGGGATCACTTCCAGTAAAGCACACTAGTAACAAACCAATTGATAGTTACGATCACTACCACACTACGGAAACTGTAGACTACATCGAAAAGGTTTTTGCTAGGGATATTGAATGGGGTAACTACAGGTCTCCAAAAGTAATGTATGATGTATGAGTACTGTAGGAAATACAGCCTTGCTTCCATACGGCACTGTTCCCTCTGCTCCTCCTATCGAGCTGCCTAAGGTACAAGAGTTTAAGGACGACAGAACTCGAAACGCTGAGCACTTTTTTCACAGCGAAATAAATCAAATCAACGAAAAGTATCAAAAGTTGATAACTCTAGCCAACGACACTCAGATGGTGTATAATGCTCAATACAATTTTGCTCCTAAAGTTGGCTTTACATATTATCTTTATTGGACAGGTACACACTATTTACTTTCAATGATTGAGAGTTGGAAATGGGACAAATATCAGTTTGTGGGAGCTTATGAACTTAACAGTGACAATGTTTGGGTAAAGAGAGATGGCTGAATGTCCACCTGAATACTTTACTTGTCTAACAGAAGATGAGTATTGGGATATAGAGAATGCTTTAGAGTCCAGTGGCCTCATGTACGATGTAAATAGCCACTCCGTGCAATCGATGGGTGATGTCGAAGCTGTCGCTAACTTTACTTGGCAAGTTTTGTTTTTGTCGCCTTGGGAGCTAGCATACATAGCACTTCCTATGAGTGTGCTAGCTTTTTATGCTCTTAGCATCTACGCTTCGTTCAAATGGATTCAAAGAAGGTTTGACAGATAGAATGGGCCTGGGTGATGATATGATGTGGCTGGGTGAAGCAGCCGAAGTCCACAAACAGAATCCAGATGCTGTCATCCACGATGGACGCGAGTATAGTCCAATGTGGATAGGTAATGATTGGGTTGTTGCTCCAGACTACAACGGTCCTAAAAAAAAGTTAAAGGTACCGAGAAAGCCTGGGGGAAATAGGTGGTATATTGATGGATGGGGTCCTGGAAAGATCATCTATAAAAATTATGAGCCAAAGCCGGCTCCTTACGTCATTACAAATGAAGAACATAAAAGAGCCATACAAATACTAAAGGAACACAACCTAAACGGCAAACCATTTGTAATCGTCAACCCAGACACTAAAAATACAACTTTATCTACGAACAAAGATTGGGGATTCGAAAACTGGCAACAGCTCACGGACTTGTTAAGTAAGAGAATAAATGTTGTAAGAATAAAGCCAAATAGCTCGGTACAAGATGTGTCAGGTCATGTTGAATATAAACAAAAAATGCTTGACAATGCTACAAATATATTGGAAGATAATGTTCGAATTGCATTTGCTATAATGTCTTTGAGTAAGGCAATTGTTACTAGTGAAGGAGGAGTCCACCACTTTGCTGCAGCAATAATGAAGCCTGCGTTTGTAATTTACGGTGGTGTTATTCATCCTGACCAAACAGGATACAGAGCTAGAGAGCAAACTTATTATTTTGTTGGAGATAAACCGTGCGGCAGCCAAACACCATGTGCACACTGTAAAGATGCAATGGCTGCTATAAAACCTTACATGATAAACGATGATGTGCTGGAGGAAATAGATGGCATTTGAGTGGAATCGTATTCACAAGTCTGAAGAGTACTTGGAACGTATTATTAACGAGTTAGTGTTCGAACAAGTAACCGAACACTACGCAGTAGATTCAATTGAAGAGCTTACTAGAGATCAAGTTGCAGAGCTCGAGCACTTTAGAGGTGAAGTCCTCCATGAGTACAGTCCTTTGCAAATTGGCTTTTCAGATGTAATACAGATGTGGGAATCGGAGAATTGGGATGAAGCAAGGTAACGGTAAAAGAGTTTGGAGTGATTGATTATGGCTCTTCGTCAGGGAAAGATTTGGGGAAGCACAGAGCTGGTAGCGTTGGTACCAGGTGTACTTGAGTTTCACCGTATCGAGGCAAAGAAAGGTGGTGTGTGTAGCAAGCATGCTCACCAAAGTAAGACTAATGGGTTCTTCGTAGAGTCTGGTAAGCTGTTGATTCGAGAATGGCAGAACCGATATGATCTGGTTGATGAGACTATCTTGGAAGCAGGCGACTACTGTATTGTACCTCCTGGTGTGTACCATCAGTTTGAGGTTCTGGAAGATTGCATAGCATTTGAGCTTTACTATGCAGAGTTAGTAGGGGATGATATCGTAAGAGAAAGTGTGGGGTTCAAGCAATGATTACTATCTATTCACGACCAGGTTGTAAGTGGTGTGAAACTTCAAAATCTATTCTGGAGTTGAAGGGAATAGAATATAATGAACTTATGCTCGATGTGGATATTACAGTAGATCAACTTAAAGAATTAGTACCTGGTGCTAAGTCTGTTCCTCAGATAATGGATGACAATATCCACGTTGGTGGGTACAAAGAACTTGTAGAGTATTTGGAGAAAAAATGAGTACTAAGTTAAAGATCATTGATGATACACCTAAGATGGAACCAGAAGGTGAAGAATTTAGTTTCGGTGGAGTTACAACTGATGAGCTGTCCAAAGATGCTATGGGCGGTACCGAGATGATGAAGTATGGTTTATACGAACGTCTAGACCCTGAACTACGTGACAAGGTTGAGATTATCTGTAGTCGTGTAAGAGAGGTTGATCCAGATAAGCCGTCTATTTTGTGGCTACATGATATGTTTAACGATCCAGAATCTCAACATCTTAGTGACGAAGATTCAAGATCACGCTTTGACAAATTGGTGTTTGTCTCTAATTTTCAAAAAACACAATACGAGCTTGCTTATGGTCTAAAACCAAGTGAGTACATTATTTTAAAGAACTGCATCGAGCCTATTCCCAATCACGAAAAGCCAGATCCAAAAGAACAAATAAACATCATCTACCATACAACCCCTCACCGAGGATTAGAAATTTTGGTGCCTGTGTTTATTGAGCTTTGTAATCACTTTGATAATATTGTACTAGATGTTTATTCTAGCTTTGAAATATATGGATGGAGTCAACGAGATGCCGACTACGAACATTTGTTCGAACAATGCAGAGAACACCCAAAAATTAACTATCACGGTTATCAACCAAACGAAGTAGTACGAGAGGCTCTTCAAAAAGCACATATTTTCGCACTTCCTTCTATCTGGCCAGAAACTTCCTGCATTGCAGCTATAGAGGCGATGTCAGCTAAATGTGCAGTAGTTGTACCCGACTTTGCAGCATTGCCGGAAACAACTGCGGGATTTGCTATAACATATCAAATGGATGAGGACATCAATATCCACGCCAATATGTTTATCCAGGTTCTTGCTCAAACTATCGAGCAGATAGGAACTGACAAGCTGACAGCGAGAACAGAATTCTCTAAAGCGTATACTGACGCTTTTTACAGCTGGACGTCTAGAATTCCACAGTGGAACGGTCTTTTGAACAACGTCATACACTCCAAATCATAAATATGATAATGGGCAAGGTAATACAATTTCCAGGTACTAGAACTGCGCCAGTTGAACAGCAGGTCGATGATTTCTATGAAAAGGAGCTGTCTAAAGCCTTTATCGAAGATTTTGTCGATAGGATTGGCCATGGTTTAGTAAATGAATTACATAACAATGGTTATGATGTAGATGATGAAGAGTTTATAGTAAGGTATATGTACTCGTTGGAAGTTGTTAAATCCGTACTATATAATAGTAAGAACGTTGACCACGCACTTACTAGCAGAATTGGTAAGCAAGCAAGAAAATATTTTGAAAATGAAGTGACGGAACAATGAATGAATCAATCTATGAAACCCTCCTCAAAGTAGCTAAACTAAACGGTAACAAAGCAAGGTCTGAAGCTCTATCAGCTTTTCAGAATGACTTTCCTATCAAAGTTATTCTTGATCTTGTCTACAATCCAAACATTAAGTTTCTACTTCCAGAGACCGATCCACCCTACACTCCTATTGGCGAAGGTATTGATGCACAGAATGTGCTCAAAGCAGACGTTCGTCGTCTAAAGTATTGTTTAAACATTCCAGATGGAGAACAGCTTCGTCCTCACAAACGTGAACTGATGTTTATTCAAATACTCGAGGCTGTTGATGCTAATGATGCTAAACTTCTTTTGGCTGTAAAGAATAAGAAGTTACCACCTGAGCTGAAAGATATTACAGAGAGTGTTGTGCGAAAGGCGTTCCCTGGGATTGAAGAGAAATGGAAACAGTAGCGTTTATTATTGGCAACGGTCCAAGCAGAAAGAAGTTCGACATAACAAAGCTAAAGGGTAACGGTACAATATACGGGTGCAATGCCTTGTATAGGGACTACCCTGATCTTGTTGATTACTTGGTGTCGATTGATCCTCCAATTATCGAGGAGATAACTGCAAGTAATTTTCCAAAAGAAAAGTTTATCGTACCTCCGTTAGAAGAGCAGTTCGAGGATCCTGAGTATAACCAGTATCAGCGATTTAGATCCAATGCTGGGGTCAATGCTATGCTAGAGGCAATAAAGTCGGGACACAACGTTTTATACTGCTTAGGATTCGACTTTATGATCAAGTCTCCAAAGGTATCGTTAGGTAATCTTTATGATGGTACAAACGCGTACGGCCCTGAAACGCGTTCTAGGTACAGCGATAATCTAAATAGAGTAAAGTACATGCAGTTTATAGCTCGCAAGTACAGCAAAGTAAAATTCAAGTTTGTCGTTCCTAGATACGGCAACAAAGATGAGTACCATAACTTGAATGCAAAAAATGTGTTTGGTGTGTTCTACGATTCATTTGAGCAGTCCTTACAACAAGATGTTGTGGAGGCCGCGGTAGGATAATGCCCCTCTATACGTTTAAAGATACCCGCACTAACGAACATTTCGAAGAAATCATGTCCTATGATGACAAGGTTCGTTTCCTAGAAGCATGTCCTGATATTACCGCTGTGCTCGATGGCATTAACATTGTGGCAGGTGTTGGTATGAACTCAAGAATTAAAAATGATGATGGGTGGAATGAGAACTTACAAAGAATAGCTGAAGCCCACCCAACTAGTGACTTAGCAGGTCGTTATGATAGAAAGACAGCGACAGAAGCCAAAACTGAAAACGCTGTAGCGAAATGGAGGAAGACCCGTCAACTACAACAATAACTAGGAGTTACAATGTCCGATATCGGTCTAGCTTATCAAGAGTACGATTTTTACGAAGAACTATTCGAAAAGCCTAAAAGGATAAAGAGAAAGAAAGAACCGGCCAAAAAATTCCAACTCAACCTAAGGATGGTTCCGGCAAAGACACCTAACCAGCAAACTGCTTATGACTACTTTGAACAAGAAGAGCATCTAATTCTTCATGGTCTCGCTGGCACCGGTAAAACCTTTATCACATTGTATCTCGCACTTAAACGGTTGTTTGAACCTAATTGTTATCAAGATAAAGTAGTAATAGTAAGATCAGTAGTACCTACTAGAGAGATGGGTTTTCTTCCTGGCAGCGAAAGAGAGAAGATGAAGACCTATGAGGCTCCCTATCAAGCAATGTGTAATGATTTGTTTGGAAGAGGTGACGCATATGAGATTCTAAAAGCTAAAAACCAAATAGAGTTTATCAGCACTTCTTTTATTAGAGGTACTACGATGGATGACTGTATTATTATTGTTGATGAAGCTCAGAACTTGACATTCCATGAGCTAGACAGTATAATTACTAGAGTAGGAGTAAACAGTCAGATAGTGTTTTGTGGTGACTGTGGCCAAACTGATCTTGATAAGCCTTGGGATAAATGTGGTTTAGATCAGTTTATGAGTATACTGGATCATATAGATGGATTTAAGAAAGTTGAATTTAGTTATGATGACATTGTCCGTTCCGGACTTGTTCGCGATTACTTAATTGCTAAAAATGGTTATTTGAATGACGCACTTCACACACGTAGCTCCTCCAGACATTAATGAGCTTGACACTGAGACAGTTGATGGCAAACGGTATTACAAAACACCCGATGGTAAATTGTATCCGTCTGTCACAACTGTTCTCAGTGAACTCTCTAAAGAAGGGATAGCAGCATGGAGAGCAAAGGTTGGTAATGATGTAGCCAACCGGATATCAACAAAAGCATCAAATCGAGGCACTGCAGTTCATAAACTGTGTGAGGATTATGTCGATAACAAATCAGACTACCTCGAAGGTCACATGCCTGCCAATATTGAGACATTTAACACACTCAAGGGTTTAATTGACAAACACCTGAATAACATTGTGATGCAAGAAGTGCCTTTGTATTCTAATTACCTTGAAGTTGGTGGTAGGGTAGATTGTATTGGCGAATGGGATGGTAAACTGTCCGTCATAGACTTCAAGACATCTAAGCGTAGAAAGAGTAAGAATCAAATCTCCAGCTATTTTCAACAAGCATCAGCGTACTGCGTGATGTTCGAAGAGCTGACTAAAATACCTATCACTAGCACCGTAATTTTAATGTCGGTGGATAATGACCATCCTTTGGTGTTCAAGTCGACTCGTGACGAATATATTGGTGAGTTCATGCAAACACGCGCAAAGTACCGCGAAAAATACGGCCGTTGACTACCCAGCCATAATTTAAGATAATGTCCGTCTAATTGAGCGGAGTTTTGTTATGGCTATTGTTTCCACTGGTTGCACGTACGATTTTGCTGGGCGTAAGCGTAAGAAGGTTAAACCGAAAGGCGAGGTATACAAGAAGTTTAAAGTCAACCCTCGTACTCGCGCCGAGTACGTTGCTCCTACAACATACAGACGCGATGCTGGAGTAGAGTATAAGTCGGCCGAAGTACAATCATGCAACACTGCTAAAGCTGACACGAATGTTTATTCTGGTGAGCAAAGACTGCTAGGTATCAGTACCTTACACAAGTCGTGTCTTCAACCTGTCTTTGATAAGCAGACGGCTATTGATAATGCTAGAATGAGGCGTAACTGATGTTTGATTATCTAAAGTACGTTGGGACTTTTATCGAGCACGTAGAGAAAGGTCTCCTTCTTTTTATAGTAGTGGGTACTGTTTGGGCAGCAGGATTCGACATTGTCCATATGTTCAGTACCCAAGGTAAGATGGACCTAGCTGATTTGTTTATGCTATTCATCTATGCTGAGATTCTAGGAATGGTCGGTGCCTTCTATAGTAGTCACCGTATTCCTGTTACCCTTCCTTTAATTATTGCTATGACAGCATTAACAAGAATGATCCTACTTCAGACTAAAGGCGATGAGCCTCTTAATATTCTATTTGAAAGTATTGGTATCTTGGTTCTAGCTATCAGTTCTCTATTAATGAGCTTCAAAGATCAACTTAGCCTACACAAAAGAGATAAGTATGGACCTACGAGAGAAGATCAACTACCGTCTTGATACGTTACAGGAGATGTTGGAGACCAACGAACATCTAGATAAACCTCAGGCTGCTGAATCGTTGATACACCGTATATCCCCTTTCTGGAGTATATTGTCTGAAGAAGACCGTGACTATGTTCAAGCTGCGCAGCATGCAATCGAAGACGGAGTCAGATGGGGCAAGCCATGACTAAAGAACGCATGAAGGATCTTTTGATTATCGGAATGCTTCCTTTTGTTGTAGTAGTGTATCAAACTACTGATTGGGATTTCTTACGCCTTAACCCAGAATTACAAAAACGAGACTGCGTTGTGTATCATGAGAACGCGCCGGTTCACTTGAAGTGTCTGGAAACATACGAGCAAGAATGTCCGTACTTTCACAATTGCTAACGAGAGTCTCGGGATGACCTAAAACTCGCCCTGGTCGGTACGCACCGTCACCTGAGTATGTGAAAAACTGCTCACACACTTAACACACAAAAGGAGACTATTATGTCTAACAAAACACCTTTCGAGTTACGATTCGAAATTTTCCAAAAAGCATCTGAGACTTTAGAGTTCCAATACAACATGCTACGCGATGAGCTCATGATGAGGTATGACTGGGAAACCACTGCTGGTAAGAATCCAGAAGTGCCTAGGTTCCCCGAGTACCCTTCGTTCTCTGAAATTTCAGAGTATGCTTCTCGGATTAACGACTTCGTTTCCAACACGAAGTAACCCTGCCACCTGAGCATGTGACGAACTGCTCACCCTATCGGGGATTAGCTCAGCTTGGTAGAGCGTCCGGTTTGGGACCGGAAGGCCGCAGGTTCGAATCCTGCATTCCCGACCAACAACTATAAATATACATCTGAATGATAATAATAAGAGATGTATATGTTGAAATTATTGCTGACGGCATGCATGCTGTCATTGATTGCATGTGGTGGATCATCCGGATCTTCCTCAACACCCATCCACGTCCCCCCACCAATAGGTCCCCCAGATCC